TTGGACCGGCAGGTCGCCGGCCCAGCCCAGGATCGTCCCCGCCGATACGTTGGGGTGCAGGCGGATCGGAATCTTTTTGTTGAGGTACGGATTGTAATAATATTCGACCACGCCGCCGGCGGTCAGCGCGACTTCGCCCGCCTTCGGATCCTGGAAGTAATTGAGCAGCGAAGCGGTGCCCGACGCCAGCACCTTCTTGGTGATGTTCCGCTGCTCCTGGCTGTTCACGTAGAGCACGTCGACCGAGCATTGATAATTGTCCCACATCGACTGCATCATCACGTCGATCTCGGTCACCGACCCTTGACCCGAAGAGGTGAGGGTCGTGCCCGCGCCCGGCGTGCCGGTGGCGAGATAATTGACGTATGCGCCCGACCCCGGCTTCAGCGCGGTAGTCAGCAAACCGTCGAACGCGGTCGAGTTGGTCGAGCAATCCGCGCTGACCGCGCTCGCCGCCTGGCCGGTGCCGGCAAGCGGCTTGGCGAAGACGACGCTGTTGGTCGAGCTGATCGCCTCGAGCTTCTCGCTGCCGGCGGTACCGACGAACCAGGCATAGCCCGCCGCACCCTGGATCGCCGGGACGCTGCACGACAATGCCTGGCCGGCGGTCGTAGCCTGGCTTGCAGCAGATGACTTCATCGACGAACCGCCGTTGATAGAGAAGCTCTTGCCGTCGGCGCCGGTCACCGACTTCGACGTCGCGACACCGTTCGACAGCGTGCTGTTGCGCATGCCTTCCATCGTCAGCGCGACGACGATCACCGAATAGGTCACCGATCCCGACAGGGTCGACCCGGTACCGCCCGCGCTCAACGTCGGCGCGCTCGGCGTGCCGAGCGCCAGCGAGGCGTTGCCGAAGATCACGCCGGCTTCTTCTTTCAGCATCGTCTTCTGCAGCAGGCGCTGCGTCATCGACGCCTTGATGTCCTCGAACGTGCGGCCGGCGGAGATCGCTTCGAACGTCGCCTGGTCTTCCTCGCCCAGCGTACGATACGGCGCCGCGCGATCGGCGGTCGTGTAGGCCATCTGCCCGGCGCGCTGTCCCTCGGGCACCCAGGGCGTGTTGTCGAAGCCCGAGCCGGTCAGCGCGGTGACCGACTTCCAGTTGGTCGCGGTGCCGCCCCCGCCGCCGACGCGCGGCAGCGATTTGATGATCGGCGTGTTGACCGGATAGAGGTTCTTGGCCGGCGCCTGCAGGTCATAGGCAACCAGGCCGGTGCCGGTCGAAATGGCTTTCTCGACCATGTCGGGACGTCCGCCCGCCATCAGCATGATCGCGCGCGAAATATTCTCGTCGGGGTTCGACAGGCTGGAGACGAGCGACTTCTTGATCTCGTCGGGAGTCAAATTGGTCATTGCTATCCGTCCTTTGGATAGGCGCAGGAGTGAGGCCCGGGCGCGATGGCGCGGGCAACGGGGTCAGGCGACTGCGCGGGCCGCGTGAACCAGAGTGGGATTGGACAAGGCGATGCGCAGCAGGAACTGGCCGCGCTCCTGCTCGGGCAGGGTGTCGATCACTTTCTTCAGGTCATCGGCGCTGATCGCCGATGCGCCATTGGCGGAATTGGGCGAGGCATCCTCGGCTTTGCTCACCGCGCGCAGCGGGCCGGCCGCGGTCCGGGGTGCGGCGGGTTCCGCCTCGACCCGTTCCAGACGCTTGGTCAGATCGCCGATCGTCGCGTTCAGCATCGTGATCGTATCGCCGAAGCGCTTGGCCAGGTCGGCCATCATGGCGTCGCCCAGCGTGTCGCCGCGGCGCAGCTTCTCGGTGTCTTCCTCAGGATCGGGAACGGGCGGCGCTGCCTGTGGGCCAGGGCGCGCGGTGGCATTGGACGGCGGCTGATCCGCGTCGCCGCAATTGTCTTTACGGCACTGCGCACCCAGCGCGACGAGGTGATCGTGCGCAGCCTGGATGCGATCGGCATCGGCTCGGGCAGCCCCAGCATCATCGTTGCCGGTGTCGTCGTTGTCGATGCCATCTCCGCTAGCCGCGACGCGCTTTACGCGATCCTTGTTGCCGGGCGCTGGCTTGGATTTCGGCTTATGCGGCGGTGCGTCGTCGTCGGTATCGGCCGGAGCGTCGCTGTCGCGCGGCGCGTCGGAAGTATCCGTGTGGGCATCGCTATCGGCTCCCTGGTCGGCTGACTTCGGTTTCGGTCGCGGCTTGGCGGAGGGCTGCTTGTCCTGATCCTCCGGCTTGCCACGGTCGACATCAGCGGCGGGAGCATCGTCGTTGTCATGGGCGTCGGCCGCCTCCGCATCCCGGTCGCGATCCTCGTCCTGATCGTCCTTATCATCGTCGTCCAGATCGCTCGCCAAGGCCGCGGCGATCAGCCGTTCACGCGCCTTGAACAGGAAGTCCTTGTACCGCCGCGACCCCGCGTCGTCGGCCAGCTGGCGGGCCTTCGCGACCACTTCGTCGCTGGTCGGAACATAATCCATATCGGCCTTCCACATGTTGATGACGGCGTCGGGGTTGCAGGGGCTGTCGACCAGGCTGATCTCGACCAGCTTCAGCGCGGTGATCACGCTGCGGTCGGTAGTGTCGCGCTTCAGCACCTTCCCGCCGATTGAAAAGCCGGCATAGACGCCCGCGCGCACCTTGGTGATCGCCAGCGGATCGACGACATGCGCGCAGATTTGCGTGATGCCATGATCATCGACATCGGCCTCGACCACGCGCCCGGCGGCACTAGGCTCGTGCATCTCGCGCAATGCCGGGAAGCGCTCGTAGTCGGGCAGCGCCGCCTTCATCGCTTCGGCGGTGATCGTCTCGCCCTGCTGGTCGCGCGCCTCGGACGAGGCCACGCCCCAGACCCTGATCGTGCCGTCTTCCTGATCCTCGATCTTGGTGATCGCGCCGAACTGGCGAAACCGCGTCATGCGATGGCTTTCCTTTCGATGGACGTGAACGGACGCACCGCGGCAGCGGCGAGCAGGAGTTCGACTAAGTGTTCGATGATGCGGGCTCAGCTGTCCGCGGCGCTCAGTTGCGATGGCGGGACGAGGACGCGCTCCATCAGCACGGCCCCCTGAGTCGTGTAGATCATCGGCTGCGAGCCCAATCCATCGGACAGGGGATCATCCCCGCGCGCATGTCGCACTTCGTCGATCGTCTTCGACCCGTTGCGCAGATCACGGTCATCGATCTCCGACTGCACCTGGGGATCAATGCTCGTCGCCTTGACGAACGAGAATTCCAGGTCGGCATAACCGAACTCGATCTGGATTACGTCGTCGATCCAGCGCTTCATCCACAATTGCAGCGGCTCGAGTCCTTCCTCGAGCGACCGCTCCTGATCCTCCATCGCGGTCGATCGGTTCATCTGGCGCACGAACGGGGTAGGGGGCAGCGAGAAGGCGAAGGCAACGATCCGCGCCAGCCATTCGTCGAACTCGTCCTTGATCGGCGCCGCCTTGAACGCGGTGAATTGCGATCCGTGCGGACCCCAGATCAGCTTGTTCTGCTCGGCGGCATTGCCGGCGATCCGATCATCGAACCATTGCTGCAATTCCTGGATCTTCGCTGCGTCCCATCCCTCCGGCGCGTTGAGCAGGCCCGCCGGGACATTACCTTCGGTGAAATAGCTCAACTGCGCGGCCTGACGCCGCAGGATGGTGTTGATCGTGACGACGATCTGCTCGACCGGCCCGAAGCCATAGAGGTGATGCGGCCGCACGTTACGCGGCGCGTAGAGCAGGTCGGCATTGGTCAGGTTTGCCCAGACGACGCCCTTGATCACTTGCTGATAGGCGACGTCGGTCGAGCCGCGCGGCCGTCGCCCGGTATCGTCGACCATCGGGTGGATGGTATCGCCCGGCACGATCTCCAGCGCGATCAGCTTGCCACTGCGGTTGCGCCGTTTCTCGAACGCCGGCGCGTCGAGCGTCAGCAGGTCTTCCAGGCTCGACCGCATGAAGGTCGCGAATGGCGTGACGCCATCGGGCTTGCGCCAGAACCGCGTCAGCTCGGCAATACGCGGATCATCGGCGACCTTGGCCGCGCCGTCGACCGGCTTGATCTGCCAGTCGAGCCGCTCGACTTGGTCCTTGCGCGTCTCGATCGCCAGCCGCACCAGTTCGACATTGGCGAAAGCGCGCAGCGCCGGAAAGCCAGTCTGCTCATAGGCGCGCGGTTGCAAAGTGGCGTTGATATTGGGCTTGAAGTCATACCCACGCACCGGCTGCTGGACGACCGGCGTGAGTGGAAAACCGGGGGAAAACGGACCCCATGCATTCTCGTTGCTCGAATTGCCCCAGCTATAGGTGATGTTCGCCTGCGTGCCGCCCTTGGGCATCTGGTTCTCCTCTGGGCGCGTGCGGCGCCGGTTTTCAGCTGGTAAGGAATGGAAAGGCAGAGCGTCGCGGCATGGCCGCCGCGACGGTCCGATCTTCCGCATCAAAAAGGTTGCGTTCCGAACGCACCGGAGATAGGCTCAGGCCGTGCTCGAATTAGGCAGTCGCAGCTCGCATTTGTGCATCCACCACAATTCGCCGCGCCAATCGAGGTCGCCGCGCTCGGCCAGCGCGACCAAACGGGCCTGCAGCAACAGGTCGCTGGTCTGATAGACACCGGTCTCGGACTGATCCATCAATGTCGTGCCGACGATCCTCGCCATCCTCTGCCATTCGCCACTGACGTTCGCGATCAACGCGGCGTCGAAATGATCGATCGGCGCGGATACCAAGTCGCCGCCTTCGACGATCCTGAGCGGCGCATTCTCATTTCGCAATTGTTCCCAGCGAGCGCGATAAGCAGCGCGATCCCCGTCCGATAACGGAATCTCCCGTCCAAATAGCGCCGCAACCTTGGGGTCTTGAAGCAGCGGTAGACTGTTCGCCCGGACGATCGAGCAAGGCCGGTCACCGATCTGCGACAGCCACCACAGGAAACCCGCGACGATCGGTGCGACGTTCGGCGAATACCAGGCGACGACTTCACCGACTGCGGATCGTGACGCGGTCAGCACGTCATCACCGCGGTCGATCACCTCCCGCCAATCTTCGAGACCCAGTTCTGTATCGAACCACGCCGCGCGTTCGTTGGCATCGTCGGAGGCAATCGGACCCAATGCCAGATCGTCGAACGTACAGACAACGCGGTCCTCGCGGCCCGCTTCCTTGAGCGCCACCCGCAACGACCCCGCAAAAGAGGGGCTGAAGGCTACGTGAAGTGGAAGGGTGTCTGACGGCATGCAGAATTCCAGCCTAAAGGCTGGGTCGATTGGCGACAACGGGTTACGTGCCGATACCGGTATTCCCCGCGGCGTTCGCGGTCCGCACCAAATCCAGGAACCCCGCCGACGCCACCGCGTCCTCCGCCGGCCAAAACGCCATTACCAGCGCATCGGCCTTGTTGGGCGACCTGGTGCCGTCCGGCTTCTTGTCGACCACCAGCTTCAGCGCGCCGTTCACCGCGCGGGTCGCCTGGCTCAATTCCTTCCGCAGCGACGCCAGCCCCGGCATATCGCGTGGCAGGCTGATCAGGTCGGCGGGGTCGTAGACCTCGCCCGCCGTCACTGCCTTGTGCGTGCGCTCGAAGCGCAGCCGCAATTGCCACCACGCCTGCGCCTTCAAATTCGCATAGAAATCGCCATTGACCGGCGTCTCGCTATCCCCCGGCACGACGTGTTCGCGGGGCCGGAGTGGCGATGCCCCGGCATTCCACGGTCGGAAGGTGATCTCGGCGGGCAACAATGCTTGCCCGTCCGCGTCAACCTCATCGCGCAACCGATTGGCTTCCGCCTTCACGCCTGCGCCGACGCCGATACTGTCATATTGCAGCGCGACCGTTCGACCGCGCAGCCGGTCGACCGCCAGCCGCGTCGCCTTGCCGACATCGCCTTCGCCCCAATCGTCGACCGAGTGCACGACCGATCCCTTGGCGATGGCCAACGCGTGCCGGTCGCCGCCTTCATCGGCCGGATCGAGCCCCGCGCGCCACGCTCCGTCGTCGTCGAACCCCAGCACCAGATGCGCGTCGATCGCACTCGCCACCCAATCGCCGGGGATGATGATTCCCTCGATCGCGGCGGTGTAATTGCGATCGACTTCCTGCGCGAAGACGTGGAGCAGTCCGTCCGCCGCCGCCTTGGCCCGCCGCCCGGCATACCAGGCGGCGTCCTTGGCCGGATGGTCGCGCCAGTCCATCACGAACACATTGACCCGATCGGTGACGAGTACCGCCCCGGGCGCCCATTCGACGCCGCTTTCGCGCCGGCGATGGAACACGTTGCCGGGTCCGTTGACCGAACTCATGTCGATCTGAACATTGGTCGTATCGGCCAATGCCGCCTCGATCTTCTCGGGCCGCTCGTAATGCGCGCTCTCGTCCTTGAAATAAATCAGCTTGCGCCCGCCGCGCCCGATATTGTCGCCAGACTCGCCGGTGATCGTGGCGCCGGTTGCGCGGTTGACGATCTTCATGCTCGGCATATCGTCGCGAGGATCGAACCCGGCGGGTAGCATCAGTCGCGGCAGGTGGCGGACGATTATCCGCATCTTCTCGAAAATGCTGTCGGGATCGCCGATCTTGTCGACCAATTGCTCCTTGCGGGAACCCCAGCCCACAGCGGCACCCGGCCGGTATAACCACAGCCATACCGAGAAGGCGCAGGCCAGCCACGTCGCGCCCATGTCGCGAGCTTTCTCGATCAACCCGCTCTGCTGCTGGTCGACAGCGGCGTGCAGGAACGTGATCATCTCGATCTGGCGGAGAAAGGGCACGAACGGCATCACCGGCGGCTCATCGCTCGCCGCCTTGCGCGGATCGTACGTCACTGCCCAATGCGCGATCCACCCGGCCGGATCATTGCGATATCGCTCGGCCAACCCGGCGCGCAGCCCGGCGTCCGCCTTCAGCCGGCGCAATCGATGCTGCCGCGCGATCAGCTCAGCGATATAGTCTGGCGGCCAGGTTGGAGAGGCCGGCGCGGAAACCGCCGTCACCCCAGTTCTTCCCGATAGCGTTCCGCCGCCTCGCGCGCCGACATATCAGGCGTAATCACCTCCGTAGCGCGCGTGCCGATCCCATGCGGATCGGGCGCCGAACCCTCGCGCCGCCCTGCGCGCGTCTTCTCCCACCACAGCATCGCCGTGGTGTTCCCGTTCATCGCGGTCTCGAACAAGGTCAGCGCGATCCGCGCATTGGCCACTTCGACGCCCGCATCCAGCTCGGTGCGGCACCGGCGTTTCAACGTCGTTGTACTCATTCCCATGATCCGCGCGATGATCGCATAAGGCGTCCCGATCTCGGCGAAGCGTCGCACGTCGGCACGCATCGCGTCGGTAATTTCGATCGTTATCCGTCCGTTCTTATGCGCACCTTTGGGAGCGGGCGCCGTCGCGGGCGAGGCTGGGCCGGTGGTATTGATAGCGCCCCTGGTCGATGTTCCCGACCCCGCACGCCTCCGTTCCGCCATCCGAACTCCACCCGATCGCTATCCGCCCGACGTGCCGTAACACCCCGCTACGGCAACGTTCGGACGTTGCCGAATGAGTGTCGCGGAATCGGTGGATTTTCTGCGAGAAAACTGCGCGACGTCGTCTCGGTCGAACGCAAAATTGGATGATTGCTACATACACGTTTTTTCGTGGCAGTCAAGAAGTTTTCACGTTTTGTTCTTATTTTCTTGGGTGAGCGGAGGGACGGCTGACGCCGCCCCTCCATCCGATGAGCTAGGCGATCGCCGGCGGCCCGAACCAAGTCGTCAGCGCCTCACCCAGCCCGTCGTCATTGCCATCTCCAACCCAGGCAACATGCCCGTCGGGCCGGACCAGCACTGCAGTCGGGGCGGGCACCACGCCGATCACCGGCAGCTCCCAAATGCCTGCATAGCTCGCGTCCAACAGCTTTACCCGATCCGCCCAGGGCGAGATGTCTATCGCGCCCGGCTCGCTCAGATTGATCAGCACCGGTCCTGCATCGTGCAGCAAGCCGAACACCCGCATCGGGCCGTCAGCGCTGACCAGGTCGAGGTCCGGCATCCGCCGCCCGAGCAGCGCGTGGCCTTCGCCAAGATCGTACCGCACATCCAGCCCCGACATCATCCCCGCGATCCGCCGGCGCGGTTCGTCCATGTCCAGCAGTTCGGCGACGATCTCGCGCAAAGCGCCGGTGCGCTCGTCCGCGCGCCGCAGGGCGACTTGCGCCATCGTATTGCGCAGCACCCGCGCGGCGACCGGATGACGTTCGGCATGATAGCTGTCGAGCAGGCTCTCGGGCGCCGTCCCTGCGGCGACGCGCGCCAATTTCCATCCCAGGTTCACGGCATCGTGCAACCCGATGTTGAGGCCCTGGCCCCCGTCAGGCGAATGGACATGCGCCGCATCGCCGGCCAGCAAGATTCGGCCCTTGCGATACGTCGCTGCCTGCCGCGTCATGTCGCTGAAGCGCGAAATCCAACTCGGATTATGCACGCCGAAATCGGTCCCATAGACCGCGATCAGTCCTTCGCTCAGGTCGCTGAGTCCCGGATCACCAGCACGCCCGGCCCACTGCTCGGTGATCATGACGCGCACCGTCTTGCCGTCGTCCATTCGGCTCAGCCCATGCAGCCCGATCGCGTCACGGCGGATGCCCCAATCGGGTTCCTCGTCTAACTCGACCTCTGCGATCAGATTGCTGATGGTGGGATCCCACCCCGGAAAGTCGATCCCCGCCGCCTTGCGGATCAGGCTGCGGCCGCCATCGCATCCGACCAAATAGCCGGTCCGCAGTGAGCTCCCGTCGGACAGCGCGATGTCGACGCCCATTTCATCCTCGACGAACCCGACCACGTCGCGTGCGCGATAGGTCGGCACCCCAAGCTCCTCGACGCATTCGGCCAGGATGCGCTCGATATGGTTCTGCCACAAAGCCAGTCCGTAATTGTGCCGCGTGGGAAAGTCGCTGATGTCGAGCCTGGTGAGCGCGAAGCCCGTGACCTGCATCGCTTCACCAGCGGCCAGGAACCGATCGGCAATGCCGCGCTGGTCGAGCAACTCGATCGATCGAGCGTGTAGCCCGCCCGCGCGCGACCCTGCGAGTTTCTGGTCGGGCCGCCGCTCCACGATCGCGACATCGGCGCCCGCCAGCGCCAGTTCGCCGGCCAGCATCAGCCCGGTCGGCCCGGCGCCGCAAATCACAATCGAATGATCGATCGCCTTCGTATCGGCGTCCTCACGCAAGTCATAAGTAGATGATACCGCCCGCATATCGCGTCTCCCTGCGAATCGATGGGGCAGGGGCTTTACGGCAAAGGGCGGGTCTTGAAGCAAGGGCCTTGCCAACTATATCTCGAAAGTGCGGGGGAGATATGTCCGCCGCGCACTCCCAAAAATTCAGCACGAAAAGTCAGGCGATCGCTCTGCGGGGCGGTCTGGTGACGACCTCTCGTGACGCGCCGGACAATGTCGGCCCAGTTACCGTTGCGTTCCCAGCAGCTCGCCCGCACCCAGCCGAGCGTACACCGTCTCGACATCCTCGCGGTCCACATCCCGTCGCGCTGCCGACGCCATCTCGGGCCACATCCGCAATGCTGTGATCAGCCGTTTGCGTGCCGTCCGCCATTGCATCCCATGCGCGTGCGCCAGTTGCACGAACGACTGGTCGCTCAGGACCATGTCGAGCACCATCGCCCGCGGCCGTGGGATTGCCTCGCACCATGCGCGATAGGCGACCTCCATCCGTATTCGTTTCAACGATTCGACCAGCTGATCTCGCCCCGAATTGGCGAAGTCGACACGCGTTTCCAGCGATACCGACCGTATCGATCCGGCGCGCCGGATGCGCTCTGCCACGTCGGCAATCTCTTGGGCCGCGGCGCGCTCGTCCGCGCTGATCTTGCCCAGCCGCTCCATCCGGTGGAGCGGCGATTGCCGCCGCCGCTCGGGCAGCGCGTTCGCCTTTTCGTGCGTCTCCGGCGTGCCTTCATTCTTGTGCCGCCACCGCGCGATCATTGCCTCGTGCCGTCGTTCCGACTCCTCGCGCCGGTGCAGCGCGGCGGCGAGACGGTGGGCAGCATCGGGCTGCTGCTCGCGTTGTGGGAGCGCGGCCAATCGTCGTGCGGCACTGGCGCGGATCATCGCGAGCCGGTCTTCCGCGCCACTCTCAGCGCGCGGGCTCGCCCGCCGGATCTTCGGATTGCTATCCGCCAACGTCTTTTCTCCTGATAAATTCGGTGTCTGATTTGACCGGCGCGGCGGCTATCCGGTTTGCATTTCGGTTGTCGGCGTGGGCCGGAGGGATGCGGGGACAATGCCGCCGTAGATCGGATCGGGATGGTCGCAGAGCGGGCATCCACATTCCGCGCACTTCGTTTGCGGCCCGTCCTTTGGCGATTGGCTAGAGCGGGCGGAGCGAGCAGGGCTGGTCATCGACAAGAAATTGGACATATTGTCCAACATATCAATCGTCAATTGGTGGTTTGATATGAGGCGATGTCATGGTACAATTTGTCCATGACCGATCCGATCACGCCCGAGGAGTTCGATGCTCTTTACATCGCTAGGGTGAAAGCGCTCCGCCAGCTCAGGGGGATGACGGCTGGACAGATGTCGACTCTGCTCGGCGTGCCGGCCGAACGCTATCGCAAATACGAATCGCGCACGCCGATGCCCCACGCGCTGATGGAGCAATTTGCCTTGATCACGGGCGTGTCGGTTGAGTTTCTTCTCACCGGACGGCGCGTGGCTGGGAAGGGGCCTTATCCTGACGTACCCGGTCCGCATATGATCGAAAAATGGCGCGCCGACCAACGGAGTAGGGATTTACGAAAACACGGCTGATTTGGCCAGATTGTCCATCATATCACCGTGCCTCGGATTCGGTATTCGCCAATCCCTATGTTGAATAGTTGGACAATATGTCCCATTTATGCCGCTCGCCGTCTTTCGTCGTGGAGAGCCATAATTGCCGCCTGCCGCTCTTCAGCTCTCGCCCGACCTCCATCCCGAAAGCGTACGTCTGCTCGCGATCGATTGCTGGACTGGTGACCCGGCGGTTGCGGCGTTGATCGATGCGGCTCGCGCCCTGATTCCGATAGCGGAGAGGCTACGTGATCTGTGTACCCGGCGTCCCTCGGTCGACCGGCTGATCGCCGACGAAATCGGCCTGCTCGTTTGGGAAACGATCGAAACGGGACGGGTCAATGTCTGGCAGCGAGAACCGCGAGCCAGCGGCGTGATCGGCGCGATCTGGACAGAGCTGGAAAGCCTGCGCACGCGCTGGATAGCCGCGCGCTTGCAGTTCGAAGGGTTTTCGCCGGCCGCGCACGACATCGGGCCGTGGTACGATCGATTGCAAGCGCTCGAAGAGGAAGCGCCGACGGTGGCAATGTTATGGAGATCGCCCGCACGTGCGGTAGTCTAG